GACCGTGGGCAACGCGACCAATGCGGTCACTGCCACGACGGCGACGACTGCCACCTCGGCCACGTCGGCGACGACCGCAACGAACATTGCAGGCGGCGCGGCGGGCTCTGTCCCGTATCAGAGCGGCGCGGGCGCGACGACGTTCTTGGCGGCTGGCACGGGCGTGCTGGTCAACGCCGGCGGCAACCCCAGCTACAGCATGACGCCGTCGCTCACGTCGGTGACGGTGGCGGGCAATCCGACCGTTGCTCTGCAAGTGGCGACGAAGCAGTACGTCGATGGTCTGGTGGCGACTGGCCTGACGTACCACGCCGCCGTCAAGTACGAGGTGCCCAGCACCACGGGCAATCTCAACGCGACCTACAACCAGCCGGGCGGCCCCGGCGTGGGCGTGGGCGCAACGCTGACCAACAACGGCACCAAGGCGGCCTTTGCGCCAGACGGCCCGACCGCGATAGTCGGCGACCGCATCCTGATCTACAACCAGACCAACGCCTTTGAGAACGGCATCTACGAGGTGACGACGGTCGGCACGCCCGATCCGGGCGGCACGAACTGGGTGCTGACGCGCACAGCAGACGCCGACACCTACGCGCTGAAAGACCCCAACGGTCTGGGCGAGGGCGACGCGTTCTTTATCACGAGCGGCGACACCGGCAAGGGCGAGACCTACGAGGTCAGCACGCAGGGCGTGATCACGTTCGGCACGACGGCGATCAACTTCGTGCAGATTAGCTCCGCGCAGGTCTACAGCGCGGGCACGGGCCTGACGCTGACCGGCACCGTCTTCAGCCTCACATCGCCTGTCGCCACGACGCTGGGCGGCACGGGCCTGACGAGCTTCACGACGAACGGCGCGGTCTACGCGACATCGACCTCGGCGCTGACGACCGGCACGCTGCCGACCGCCTCGGGCGGCACGGGGCAGACGACGTTCACCGACGGGCAGTTGCTGATCGGCAATACCACCGGCAACACGCTGACCAAGGCGACGTTGACGGCGGGCACGGCCATCAGCATCACAAACGGCTCTGGCTCAATCACTGTCACGAACAGCGCACCCGATCAGACCGTTGTGCTGACCCCGGGCAGCGGTATTTCAATTAGCGGCACATACCCCAGCTTTACCATATCAGCCTCTGGTGGCGGCACTGTCACCTCGGTGGATGTCAGCGGCGGGACGACGGGCTTGACGTTCAGCGGCGGCCCGGTGACGGCTGCGGGCACGATCACGATGGCCGGCACACTGGCCATTGCCAATGGCGGCACGAACGGCACTGCTGCCCCGACTGCCGGGGGCGTTGCCTTCGGCACGGGTACGGCTTACAATTTCACGAGTGCTGGCACTGCCGGTCAAGTTCTGGTATCTAACGGGGCGTCAGCGCCTGCGTTCGGTGGTATTGACGGAGGAACCTTCTAATGGCGGCTACTGGTTTCACGCCGATCCAACTGTATCGCACGTCCACTGCGAGCGCGGTGCCGCTTGCCGCCAACCTCGCGGCGGGCGAATTGGCGATCAACACGGCTGACGTGGCGCTGTTTGCGGAAAACGCGAGCGGCACCGTCACCCGGATCATGAACAACCCAGCCGGCTTGGTCTATCCAACTGCGGACGGCACCAGCGGTCAATTGCTGACGACGAACGGTTCTGGAACAATATCTTTTGCCGCCGTGACCGGAACGGGCGACGTTGTTCGCGCTACGTCACCTACTCTTGTTACGCCAACCCTCGGCGCTGCCAGCGCCACCAGCGTGGCAAACGCCCTCGGCGCGGTTGGCACGCCGTCCTACACGTTCACAGGCGACCTCAATACCGGTCTGTGGTCGCCGGCTGCCGACACCCTCGCCTTCAGCACCAACGGCGCGGAAGTTGCCCGTCTCACAAGCGCCGGGTATCTTGAAGCAGTTTACTCAGACGAAGTCGTTGCGCTGGGTAACTCAGGCACTGCCACGAGCATCGACCTGCGGCAGGGCAACGTCTTTACGGCAACGCTGACGGGCAACTGCACCTTCACGCTGACGAACTCCAACGCCAACTCAAACCGTGGCTCGTCCTTCACGCTTATCTTGACGAACGATGCAACGGCTGGGCGCACGGTTGCATGGGCCGGGGGTAACTTCCGCTTCCCCGGCGGAGCGTCCACGCTGTCGCGCACGACTACTGCAAATGCGGTTGACATCTGGGTGTTCTTTACCCCAGATAATGGCACGACGTATTACGGCAACATCTCCATGAAGAACTTGCTGGCTTAATAGGGGAGCACCTATGGCAACGACCTTTGATATGCAGGCACAAATTGACGCGCAGCAGGCAACTGAAGCCGCTCGCCGCGATCACGAAAAGGATATGGAAAGCCGCCGCGCCAAACTGGAACTGCTGCGGATGGCGAAGGAAACCCTTGTCGAGAACGCCCGCAATAAGCCCGTTGATGAGGCAGGGGTCACCGCCGCCGCCATTGTCGCGTTTGCTAATGAGCTTGCCGCGCAACTAGGTGCGTAATGCAGGGTTTCGCTTATTTCCCGGCTATCGTTTACCGGGATGAGCGGCCCGACCTTGTTGAAGAAGTAGGGCCCACCTGCCTTCAGCATCTGGATAGCGTCCGCCAACCCAATCATCCAATGTGCCAGACCGGCGATGTCGGGCGCGATCCCGCGTTTCGGCGTGTCGCAGACTATCTCCTGCTATCCGGGGTCGAACTGCTCCGCGAGCAAGGCTACGCGGTCGAGCGTTACGACTTCTACCTCGCCGGGCTGTGGGTGCAGGAAACCAGCAAGAGGAGTGGTACCAATGTCCACGTCCACAAAAACAGTCAGGTCTGCGGATGGATGTTTGTCGATACACCCCAAGGCGGCGCGTATCCGGTGTACCACGAAACCCGGATGAACAAGGCGATGATCGAGTTGGACTTTGCGCCCAGCGACGAAGTGACGAACGCTACGAGCAGCATCCACTTCAACAACGTCCAGCCGGGGACTGTCCTTTTCGCAAACTCATGGATGCAGCATCAGCTTGTCAGTGGGAGCGCCGAGACGCCGACGCGGTGCTTGCACTTCATCATAGCCCATCGGGATCGTCCATGCAGCACCTGCTGACACCCTACTCTATGCCTGTTGAACCGTTCGTCTGGTGGGAGGGCGCGTTTACGGAGCAGGAGCTTAACTGGCTGCAAGAGCAAGCCAAGAACGCCAATCAGCAGGCGCAGGTGGGCGGCAACCCCGACCCAGATACGCTCAACAACATTCGCCGGTCGCAGGTCTCATGGCTTAACAAGACACCAGAGACGGCGTGGGTGTTTGAGAAGCTGGCGCACGCTGCGTCCTCCCTGAACGCGGAATACTATCGCTTTGATTTGACGGGCTTCGGAGAGCCGTTGCAGCTAACCAACTACAACCAGTCTGAGCATGGTATGTACGGTTGGCATCAGGACTACGGCGGGAAGCTATCGCCTAGTCGCAAGCTCAGCCTCGTGCTTCAGTTGTCAGACCCAGCGCAGTATGAGGGCGGCAATCTTCAGGTCATGACGGGCGGCGAACCAAAATCAGTTCGCAAACAGCGTGGCCTAATTGCGGCGTTTCCAGCATATACCCTCCACCAAGTCACACCCGTCACACAGGGTACGCGGCAGTCGCTTGTCGCGTGGATTTCAGGGTCTCCGTTCCGATGAGCAGCCAAGAAGACTTTATCAAGATGTATCACGGTGTGTACCCGGACGGGTATTGCCAGCATCTTATCAATGAGTTTGAGCGCCTGACGCAGAGTGGTGCTGGGTGCAATCGCCAGAACGGCGAGGGTGCCGCGCGGCACGCCAAGGACGACTTGCAACTCGGGCTAAACATGGGCGTCCATACGGTTGCGCCGTTTGAAGATAAGTCAGCTACTGATATGTTCTTCAAAGGCTTGCAGGCGTGTTACGAAGATTACTCTTCTCAATTTTCTGTACTAAAGCAGGGGAGTATCCACGGCACGCACATGAAGATGCAGCGCACCGATCCCGGCGGTGGCTACCACATTTGGCATGGCGAGCAGGGTAACGGGGAGCACGCCGACCGCGTGCTAGTGTATATGTTGTACCTTAACAGCCTTGGTGAGGGCGAAGGCGGCGAAACCGAGTTTTTGTATCAGCGTTGTCGGATTGTCCCACAGGCCAACACTATGCTATTATGGCCCGCAGCGTTTACGCACGCCCATCGAGGCAACACGGTTCTGGGCAACCAGAGCAAGTACATCGTAACGGGTTGGTTCTACTACGAGTGAGGTTGCTATGCCGACTGGTACCACAAAAGTAACCCTGTTCGGCGGCGTGTCTATAACGCCCGGAGGCAGTGAGACGTTTAACGCTCCCGGTACGTGGGTAGCGCCGGGAAATGTCACGTCAGTAACTGTAGTTGGTAGGGGAGGCACGGGTAACACCGGCCCTTCGGGTAATCCGGGCAATGACGCTGGTGGTGGTGGTGGTGGTAGCGGTGGCCCTTCCTTTTTGCTTGTCTACTGCGCTCCAGCAAATAATTATTGCCTCAACGCTATTACCTTTGCCGGTCCCGGTGGTGCTGGTGGCGGTGGGGCTCCCGGCGGAATCTGTGGCAACTCCGGTTGTAATGGCGGCAATGGTAACCCCGGCAATTCGGGTTCTTCGGGCAACACAGGAGGGACATCTTCCGCCCTTAGCCAAAACTTTTTAGGCGGTGCCGGTGGTAACGGTGGTAACGGTGGTAGCGCTGGTAGCGGCGGTGGAGGGCGCGGCTTTGCCGGCAACGGCTCGGTAGGCTTTATTGGCGGCCCTTCAAATCCTAACAGTGGTAATGGTGGTACTGGCGGCGCACCCGGTGGTGCTGGTGGCTCCGGGTCATCCGGCGGGGGCGGCGCTGGTAGCGTTAACGACGGCTCAGGCTCATCCGGCGGTAACGTTGGTGGCGGCAGTGGCGGGGTTAACGGTGGTCCGGGAAATGTTACCCGAGCGGGCGGCGGCGGCTCCAATGGCGCACCCGGAAATGCTTCTCCCCCCGCTGGCGGGGGCGGTGGTGGTGGCCGTGGGGGTGCGGGTACCAGCGGGAACCCGGGTAACGCGGGGTCTACAGCTAGCACAACCACTGTTCCATCGGTGCCTAGTATTGGTGGGACGAGCTACCCTGTTACCGTTGGCTCTGGCGGTCAAATCAACATCTCATGGAACCCGCAATGAACAAGCGCAAACTCCAGCAGCAGCATTTTGAGGAGGCGCAGACGCGCGCCCGTAGTGTTACGGTTGGCACAGCGTTTGGTGGCACGACGGAACTTACCATGCGCCGTGGTGATGGCGCATTTACCTTTGCTATCATGCAGCCGGTGGAGGTTATCGAACTTATCCACCAGCTTGCTGCTAACGTCGGCTGTCATCTCCAGTTGACCCCTCGCCGTGATTTTGCTGCGTGGCGCGATTGGAAGTACACGGAGGCTGAACTCGCTCACTATCGTGGCGTTCAAAATCTACCCGGCGTAGGGTGGCCTCCGCACGTCAATGACATGGCACCACATATGCTTGTCGGCGCTAATTTACCCCACCCGGAGCAGCAGCCCGGTATGCCCACGAGGGAGGACAGCGGTGGCGAAACTGTGGCAGTTGAAGCGCCTAAGCAGCAACGAAAGTCTAAGCGAGCCGCAGACGCTTCCTGAGAACTGGGGGCCGGTATTCGGTCTTGCTAACTTCGAGGACAAGCTAGGCGACCTCGCGTGGATCGGCCCTGAACACGCCGACACGGGTTGGTTCTACGTTGATGACGAGCCTCCGCCGCCCACACCTGCTTCGCGTGAAGACCTGATCCGCCAAGAGGCGTGGGATCGGCTGCGTGAGTGCGACTACCGTGTGTTGCCTGACGAACCAACCACAGCGGGCAAGCGTGCAGAGTGGGTTGTCTACCGGCGCGAGCTTCGCCGTGTCCACGCATCGTCGTCTTTCCCGGATCGCTTCGAACTACCGAAACCACCGGAGTGAGCCACTACCTCATCCGGTTCAACAAGTCCGCAGGGCAGCCGGGTCGCGGGTCGTCGGAGCATGTTTGGCGTGTCTTTGAGGATGGCAGAGAGCACCTCGCGCGCCACGTTCGTATCCTCGTACCGTGCTGGTCAGAGCAGAGCGGCCCCGATTGGAACATGGCCTGCAACGGACGCATGATCTTTTACAGCGACACCGACACCGCAGTCATCAACCCATGACACACATTCCTTTTGGTGATATGGGTCGCTGCGGGTATCTCACCACAGGGTACAGCCAATGATCGAGCAGCTCATCAGCCGGGTCTTCTAC